CGAGAAGGGCGAATGCGAGTCGACGGCGGAGCCTACCGCCGCGGCGCGAACCAGGGCGGAGGCGTCGAGCGACGCCATGTTGCGTGCGACCGACATCGCCGGCCGCGCGGCGGAACTGGTCGGGGGCGACCGGGACCGGCAGCACGGGCAGAAGCACGACAATTTTTCCCGCATTGCAACGGTGTGGAACGCATGGCTCGCCGTGCGCAGGGAACCTGCTTTGCCTCTGACGGCGCACGATGTCGGCGCGATGATGGCGCTGATGAAGCTGGCCCGGACTCAGTCCGGCGCGCTCAATCTCGACGATTACGTGGACGCATGCGGCTACGCCGCCTGCGCGGGCGAGGTCGCGCAGCTCGAAGCTTGACCAGAACAGAGTAGGAACTTAATCCTATCCGCAATGAGGAATTTAGTCCTAAGAGGGATCGGGTAATGGAATCGATTTTGGCATTGGACCTCGGCACGACGACGGGGTTTGCGATAGGGTCGTCGGGGCATCTTGTATCCGGCACATGGGGGCTCAAGCCCGGCCGCTTCGATGGTGGCGGCATGCGCTTCGTCAAGTTCAAGGCGCGGCTCGACGAACTGCACGCCGCGAGCGGCTTCGGCCACGTCTTCTTCGAGGAGGTGCGCCGGCACGCCGGCACCGACGCGAGTCATGTCTACGGCGGGCTGATGGCGACGCTGACGGCGTGGTGCGAAGAAAAGGGCGTGCCGTACGAGGGGTTGCCTGTCGGCGAGATCAAGAAGGCGTTCACCGGCAACGGGAACGCGTCGAAGGCGCTGATGATCGCCGAGTGCGAGCGCCGCGGCTTCATGGTTAGCGGCGATGACGAAGCGGATGCGATCGCGATCTTTCACCTGGCGTTGCAGCGGCTCGGTTTGCCGGCGCCCGACGAGGCGCCCGCCAAAGCCGCATGAACCTTTTTCCCTATCAGCTCGACGGCGCGCAATTCCTCGCTGGGCGCGAGACCGCGCTGTTGGCGGATGATCCCGGCCTCGGCAAGACGCTGCAGGCCATCCGCGCCTGCGACCTGGCCCGCGTGCTGAAGGTGTTGGTGGTGTGCCCCGCATCAGTCGTCGAGAACTGGCGCCGCGAGATAACGAAGTTCCGCGAGGGCGACTGGATCGCGTTCGTCACGTCGTACGACAAGGCCGCTGGCGCCGACAATCGGCGCATCATGGCCGATCGCTGGGATGTGCTGATCGTCGACGAGGGCCACTATCTGAAGTCGCTGACGGCGAAGCGCACGAAGGCCATCTACGGCGCGAACGCGGCGCGCGGCGCTGACGCTCTGACCAGCCGCGCGGCGCAGGTGTGGATCCTGACCGGAACACCCATGCCGAACGACCCCGGCGAACTCTACACGCACATGCGCGCGCTGCGTCCCGCCAGCGTCACGTCGGAGCGCACCGGCCTGCCGTGGACCTACATGCAGTTCGTCAACGCCTATTGCGTGCTGAAGCACAACGGCTTCGGCCAGCAAATCATTGGCTCGAAGAACGAAGCGAAGCTGCACGCCAAGCTGGACGGCTTCATGTTGCGTCGGCGGAAGGCCGACGTGTTGAAGGACTTACCGCCGCTGCGTTTCGCGGAACTCTACCTGGAGGGCGACGCAGCCGCGCTCGAGACGGCCGAAGCCGAGGAAATCCGCCAGGCGCTGGCGGCGGAAGGCGTCGACGGGCTGCGCCGGCTGTCATACGACGGCGGCGTCGCCAAGCTGCGCCGGCTGACTGGCACGGTGAAGGCGCTGCCGGCGGCCGCGTGGGTCAAGGACTGGCTGGAGAACAACCCGCCCGAGAAGAAGCTGGTCGTCTTCGCGCACCACAAGGACGTGATCGAGACGCTGTATGACAAGCTGCATGTCCACGCGGTGCGCGTCGACGGCTCGATGAAGCAGCACGAGCGCCAACGATCGGTCGATCGGCTGCAGAACGACCCGCTGGTGCGGGTGTTCATCGGCCAGATCACCGCGGCAGGCATCGGTATCACGCTCACCGCGGCGAGTGAGCTTCTGTTCGTCGAATCCTCCTGGGTGCCGGCGGAGATGGAGCAGGCCGCGCAGCGAATCCACCGGATCGGCCAGACCGAGCCCTGCCTGGTGCGTTTCGCGACGATTGCGGGCTCGATCGACGAGGACATCCAGCGCGCGGTGGCGCGCAAGATGGAGAGCATCGCGAAGGTTGTGGATGGGGTGTCTTAAAGTGAGCGCGGGCGCGTACTACAACGAGATCGACCCCTACGCCGCGCAGTGGCTGCGCAACCTGATTTCCGCCGGCCACATCGCGCCCGGCGACGTGGACGAAAGGAGCATCGAGGATGTCAGCCCCGACGACATGCGAGGCTACGCGCAGTGCCACTTCTTCGCCGGCATCGGCGTCTGGTCATACGCGCTCCGCCGCGCCGGTTGGCCCGACGAACGGCCCGTTTGGACCGGGAGCTGCCCCTGTCAGCCTTTCAGCGCGGCAGGCAAAGGTGGCGGGTTTGCTGACGAGCGGCACTTGTGGCCCGCGTGGTTCCATCTCATCGGCGAGCGACGGCCTTCGGTCGTCCTTGGAGAGCAGGTTGCGAGCAAGGACGGACTCGCTTGGCTCGACCTTGTACAAGCTGACCTGGAAGGAACGGGCTACGCCGTCGGGGCGGTCGATACCTGCTCTGCGGGCAGTGGGGCGCCGCACATCCGGCAACGACTCCGGTTCGTTGCGGAGCGGGTGGCCCACCACCACCACCAGGGACTGGAAGGACGGGGCGGAGAATCCGAACGTCGAGCGGAATGCGCTGCTGGGCCGGGAAGTGTGGCTGGCGGGCTGGCCGACGACGACAGGGAAGGATGCGGCGAGCAGTCGGAATGCGACCGCCGGGCGCTCGGAAGAGGCACAGTTCAACAGCGGTCTGACGCTAACGGACGCGGCGGAATATTGCGCGACGGACGGCCCGGCCCGACTAACGGCTTCTGGCGAGATGCTGACTGGCTTTTCTGCCGGGATGGAAAATGGCGGCCAGTTGAACCCGGCACATTCCCGTTGGCTCATGGGGCTGCCGCCCGAGTGGGACGCCTGCGCGCCTACGGCAACGCGGTCGACGCGGAGGCGACCCGCATCTTCATTCAAGCCTACATCGAAACCGCGCCAAGATTGTCTTAATGCAAGCTTGACAGTCGAGAAACACGAGAATACAGATTCCATCAACCAACCATTAATCGAGGAGAAACCCTTGCCCTTCGAACTCAAGATCACCGCCGCCAACGCGCAGGAACTGGCCGAGCAGGCGTTCGCCCTCGGCGCCCTCCTTTCGTCCGAGGCGCGGCCGGCCGCGCAGTCGGTGACGGCCGAGTCCGTCGAGCTGGCGGAGAAGCCGAAACGCAGCCCCGTCCGGCCGAAGAAGGGCGTGACGATCGAAGGCGAGAAGGTGGAGGCGAGCGATGTGCGTGGGGCAACCGGGCCTGGGGCCGGAGTTGAGGACGGACCTGGAGCGGGCGGTGGCGCTGTCGCGGAACCGGGCACGCAGGACGACGAGCCGGCCGAAGTGGATGCGGTGGCCGCAGCCGATGAAGGTGCTTCTGCTGCCGCCGCCGAGCCCGAAGTAACCTACGACAGCATGCGCAAGCATGTGACCTACGAGATCAACGACACCTTCGACAATCAGGTCGATCGGGCCGGCTTCTTCCGCAAGTTCCTCGACGAGTTCGGCGTGAATGCAACGGCGGGAAAGAAGCCGCTCGGCAAGCTGGCCGAAATCCCGACCGACCAGCTCGGCGCCGCGAAGGCGTTCTTCGACGCGATGGTCGCGGACACGAAGAAGGCGGCCGCGTGATGCGCGCCGCGTCTCGCCAGGTGTTTCGCCAGATCGCGCGACATGCCGCAAAGGCCGAGGCCGGCCGTGCCAAGGAGCAGGCGCGCGTCGAAACACGACGTGCCCTGCTGGCCCGCCAGACCGAGCGTGAGAAGGCCGACTTCTACGCCGGTCGCTCCGTGGCGGCTTCAATCGCGCCGTCGCGGTCTCGCATCGCGAAGCGCAAGGTCGCGAAGGGCACGGGCCACTGCAGGATACTTCGCACGATCGTCGAGTTCGGCCGCGAGAACCAGTACCACGCCACCAAGGGCTGGCGGTCGTACCGGGCAACGGGAGCGGCCGCGTGACCGAGGCCCACACCGCTCGAGCACATGCCAGGCTGGCGCCGTCAGCCGCCCATCGGTGGATGCACTGCCCGGGCAGTGTGCGCGCGTCGGAGCACCTGCCCGACGATAGTAGCGTCGAGGCCGCGCACGGCACGGCGGCGCACGAGTTGTGTGCGCACTGCCTCGAGACGCGCACCGAGCCGGCGGACCTCGCCGGCTGGTATGTGGACATCAAGGCGACGGATCCGACGGCACGGTTCATCACCGACCCTTTCGACACGGACGATGAGCACCGCTTCTTCGAGATCGACGACGAGATGATCGACGGTGTGTCGCTCTACGTCGACTACGTCCGCGGCCTGCCCGGCGAAATCGAAGTCGAGCAGCGGCTCGACATCACGCACATCCATCCTGACATCTTCGGGACCGGCGATGCGCTGGTCTACGACGATGCCGAGCAGCACCTGCACGTCGGCGACTTCAAGTACGGGCGCGGCGTGGTCGTCGAGGCCGACGAGAACCCGCAGATGCTGCTCTACGGCACCGGCGCGGCGCGGCGCTACCACAACCGCAAGATCGCGAAGCTGACGGTGCACGTCATCCAGCCGCGCGCCGCGCATCCGAAGGGTCCGATCCGGACCTACGAGATCGACCTGACGCAGCTTTTCGAGTTCGAGGCCGAGATCGCCGCGGCAGCGGCCGCCACGGACGCGCCCGACGCGCCGTTCGCCGCCGGCCCGTGGTGCCATGACAGCTTCTGCAAGATACAGGCGACCTGCGCCGTCAACCGGGAATACCGGCTGGCGGCGGCCGCTGCCGAGTTCGGCTCGATCGACGTGGACACGAAATTCCCGGCCCTCGACGAGGTGACAGCGGAGCAGGAGGCGCGCGTGTTGCGCGAAGCCGACGGGCTGCTGGCCTACGTGAAGGCGGTCCAGGAGCGCGCCCACGCGCAGGCGCTGGCCGGCAACACGCCGGCGGGCTTCAAGCTCGTTGCGAAGCGCGCGTTCCGCCGCTGGAAGAACGACGACGACGCGAAGGCGACGATGCTGGAACTGGCCATTGAGCCGTACCAGCCGGCCAAGCTGAAATCGCCGGCGATGGCCGAGAGCGGTTTCCCCGGCAAGAATTCGAAGCAGCGCCAGGAGGCGATGGCCGAGCTCGTCGAGAAGCGCAGCAGCGGCTGCAATCTGGTTCCGATCGAGGATCCCCGGCCCGCCGTGGTCGTGGGCGCCGCCAACGAGTTCGAGGCGGTGGCTGTGGACTAGGCCCACCACGGCGCGGTGCCGAACGGGTCGATGATGAAGGTGAAAATCGAATGTCGAATGTGATCGCGAAAATCCCCGACAGCCTGAAGAAGGCCGTCAAGTCCGAACGGAGCGGCAACTTCTTCACGCCGGCCGTGCGCATCAAGTGGGCCAACTTCTTCAAGCTGGTCCCCCCGAGCAACGACGAGAAGGACGAGGCCAAGTTCATCTGGAACGTCACGGCGCTGGTGCCCGCCGGCTTCGACCTGTCGGCGCTGGAAGCCGAAATCGAACGGCTGGTGTCCGAGAAGATCAAGCCGGCGAACGACACGCTGCGCAAGAAACTGAAGCTTCCGATCATCGAAACCGCCGGCATCCAGTCGCTGGCGGCGTTGGCCGAGGAATACCCGTACTGCCTCCGGCTGTCGGCCAAGGGCTTCGACAAGAACGGCAAGCGCCGCCAGGCGCCGGGTGTCGTCGACTCCGCCGGCAAGGAGATCACCGAGGCCGAGGACGCCGAGCAGTGCTACGACGGCCGCTGGGCGCGCATCTCGGTCAACCCATTCGATTGGGGCCACCCGACCGGCGGCAAGGGCGTCTCGCTCGGGCTCGTGAACGCGCAGCTTCTCTGGCACGACGACCCGCTGGCCGGCGGCAAGGTCAAGGCGTCGAACGAGTTCGAGGCCGTCGGCGAAGCTCTCGCCGACATGGATGGGTTGACCGAGGAGTACGCATGATGGCCCGCGGCTATCAAACGGCCACCCAGGCCATCAATGGCGCCACCGCACCGCGCACGCCGCATGGTGCCACGCTTCGCGAAG